TGGATATGCGGAATATATAAACGAGGAAAGATTTCAGGCAACTGGATAACGGAAGTGTCTAAAAAGTTCGATAACCCGCTAGGTTGTTTTGAGTGGGCTGATAAAGAGATTGTTCAATTAATAAACAAAGTAAAATGAAAGACGAGAAGAAAAAACCTACAGAAGTAGCCGAAGCAATGTTTGAGAATTGGCTGAACGATTTAGAAGATAAGGAACAGCCCGAAGCGTGTTCGATTGATAACCCAGACTGCGAGAATTGCGGTTCATAAAAAACTAACTATGAGTAAGATAGGAATAAACGAAGTGCTAGAGCTTATTAATGGATTAACCGAAGCTTTAGAAGACTCAATGGAGTCAAAAGATTTGCTATTCAATTTAGTAGATAGGAATATAAATGACATTGCTGTACTAGAACATCAAGTTGATGAACTACTGTCTGAACGAAAACCTACAATAGAGGATAAGGTATGTCAGAAGATTCAAGAACGTGCTGAGATGGGTTTAAATAAATATGGCACGACTATGGAGAGGACTGACCTTAGTATAGAAGATTGGCTAACTCATGCTCAAGAAGAATCTTTAGACTTATCTATCTACTTAGAAAAAATAAAGAGCTTACTACCTATTGTTAAAGAATAAAGTGTATATTAGCAAAGTATTTCATACATAGTTGTTTTGGTGGGGGTGTGGTGTGAAAGCTGCATCCCCATTTTTGCGACTATACAAAAACAAAAACTATGAGAGGAATTGTAAACCATTCAATACTAAAAGGAATTAAAAAAGGCAAGAAGATGCACGTGATCAGAAGATACTTAGCTATTTGCTATGGTATTAAGGTAGGTCATAAAGTAATGCTCACAAGGTATGGCAACATTAAAAGAAGATTTAGCAGCACATTACGATGATTTGTATAGGATAGCCTTAAAGATTACTAAGACTACAGCAGACGCAAAGGATTTAACTCAGGACATATATATCATTCTGCTTGAGTACGATCAAAGGAAGCTACAAGTTATTTTTGACAATGGGCATTTGGGGTTTTGGGTTACTAGGGTAATGTGTAACCAATACCTAAATGCTAATTCTAAGTTTAAGCGTAAGTATTACGGTAAGCTTAGGACTGATAAAGATAACGACCAGCACTTGGTTAATCTAGTGGACGAAGAGTATGAAGACGATACTAGAATCGACATGATTAACGAAGCTATGAACGACTTACATTTCTATGACAGGTCTTTATTCAAAGTCTATACAGAAACAGACCACACAATTAGAAGCCTTGCAGCAGCGACAGGGATAAGCACTACAAGCATATTCTCAACGCTCAAGAAGGTCAGAAATAAGATTAAAGATGAAGTTAAAAACAAGTACTAGAACCTATCAGGAGAGAATGAGTATCTGTAATGGATGCCCTCACTTCAGGAAATCTCTTAGTCAATGTAAAAAGTGTGGTTGCTTCATGAAGGTAAAAGCACAGATAGCATTCACTAGATGTCCTGTAGGTAATTGGGAAAGGGAGAACGACCTAACCAAAGACCAACTTAGTATATTGAAACGATTGCTAAATCAAATCGGTTCAGATAAGATAAACCATAGTGATAATGTAGGAGTTACCAATCTATACAATGAAATCTTCGGAATGAAGAAGCAAGTTTCTAAATGTGGTTCTTGTGTAGCTCAAACGATAAACGAACTTAAAGAAATACTTAAAAGTTATGAGTAAAAATATAAAACCAATTTTCATTATAGGGGTACCCGACACATTTAGCAGTGAAGAGCAATCAGATATAGTAACAAGGGTTTCACAAAGGCTTGACGAATATCATGTGATGACTTATCATACAAGATCCTTTGAGCCTAAATTTGAATGTTTCAATGCTGACAATTTCACAGACATAAATCTAGAAGAACTAAAGAAGTTTATAGATGAAAATAGAAAGTAGAAGGATAAGCGAGTTAAAGTTTGCAGAGTATAATCCACGAACGATTAACAAGAAGCAATTTAAGGATTTAAAAGCAAGTTTAAAGAAGTATAGTTTAATTGATCCAATCATTATAAACTCTTCTAAGGATAGAGAGAACATTATCATAGGAGGGCATCAACGCTCACGTGCTTGGCTTGAATTAGGAAACGATACAATATTATGCGTAGTGTTGGACTTATCTTTAGCAGATGAGATGGAGCTTAATTTACGCTTGAATAAAAACGGTGGTAAATTTGACGATGATTTACTCTTGAACTATTTCGATGAAGAACTATTATTTGAGGTAGGTTTTACAGTAAACGATTTGAATATTAACCTCGACAAGTACGAAGACAATACTTTAGCAGAAGAAACTAAAGATGTTTGTGAGTGCTGTGGAGAAAAACTTTAACTATGACAACACCAATAATAATATTTTTTACAGTAGTATTCACCTCGATATTGGTGGAGAAGTATATCAGACAGAATCCGTAATGCGTAAACACACCAAAATATATCTAGAGTTCTTTAACTTTGATGAGTTGGATTATATCCCTTGCGAGGTATGTCATTCACCTGCTCAAGACATTCACCACATCGAGGCTCGTGGCATGGGAGGTAGTAAGTTAAAGGATTACATCGGTAATCTACAAGCAGTGTGCAGACCTTGCCACATCAAGTACGGAGATAAAAAACAATTCAAGGATATGCTAGTAGAAATACATTTAAACTATATGGAAAAGTATGGAAAACAAGACTAAGATGCTTCAAGCAAAGTTAGAACATCAATTACGAAACACAGTTAGGGAAACATCAAGAGAACCTAATTTGATTGTTATGCATCCATTAACTTGGACTTACCTTATACATGAAGTTACTTTACACATGAGGTTAGGTGTATATATGCAAGACTCAAACCTTATGTATAGAGGAATTAAAGTTCGTAGGAGTTTAGATATGAATGAGGGCGAATTTGAAATGTAGAAGTATGGAAATTAGCAACGAGTGCAACATGGAACTAATGGCTAGGTATGAAGATAATCACTTTGATTTGGCTATCGTGGATCCTCCTTATGGTGGTAATGATGCGATAGGTTTAAAAGATAACACATCGAAAAACAAACAAGCAACAAAAAGAACTGACTACAGTGTATTTGAAAATATTGCTCCATCAGCTGAATATTTCAACGAATTAAAAAGAGTATCAAAAAACCAAATAATTTGGGGAGTAAATTTTTATAGTAATTTTGATTTATCTGGCGGTCGTTTATGTTGGGATAAAAAAGGGACTGCGTTTGGTCGTGCTGAACTTGCCTATCTATCTATGACTAAAAGCGTAAATATTTGTGAAATTACTTGGAACGGAATGATTCAGCACGACATGAAGAACAAAGAGCAACGAATACACCCTACACAAAAACCAGTCAAATTATACGAATGGCTTTTAATGAACTACGCAAAGCAAGGAGACAAAATACTCGACACACATCTAGGAAGTGGCTCAATAGCTTTAGCGTGTCATAATTTAGGATTTGATTTAACGGCTTGTGAATTAGATAAAGAGTATTTCGATGCTAGTCAGAAGCGTTTAAAGCAACATCAATCACAATTAAGGATGTTATAAAATGAAAGAAACTGAAGAACAGAATCGCACTAAATTAGCTAAAGTGCAGATGCTTAAAGCATTAGAGAAAACGCTTGGAATTGTTACAGGTGCTTTGAAGATAGCTGAAGTAGGTAGGTCGCAGTATTACAAGTGGTTAAGGGATGATGAAGCCTTCGCTGCTAAGGTTAAGGCAATGGATAACCTAGTACTTGACTTCGCAGAGAGCAGTTTAATGAAGCAGATTAAAGATGGTAATCATTCAAGTACTCAATTCCTTTTAAAGAACAAAGGGAAAATTAGAGGGTACGGTGATAAGTTAGATATTACCAGTAATGACGAAACGATTAAAATACATATAGACCTTGGAGATAAGTCCTGAATTTACGAGTAAGCAAAAGGATTGTTTACGCTACCTATTCGATGATTCCACTAATGAGGTGCTATTTGGTGGTGCTGCTGGAGGTGGTAAGTCTTGGGTAGGTTCTGCTTGGCTTGTAACTATGTGTTTAAGGTATCCTAAGACACGATACTTAATGGGAAGGTCTAAGTTAGATGCATTAAAGAAGACTACGTTAAACACGTTCTTTGAGGTGTGTGGTGCTTGGGGTTTAAAGAGTGGGGAACATTATACTTTCAACGGTTCATCTAACATCGTTACATTCAAGAACGGTTCAGAGATAATACTTAAAGATTTATTCTTATACCCATCAGATAGAAACTTCGATAGTCTTGGTTCATTAGAGATTACAGGGGCATTCATTGATGAGGTGAATCAAGTAACATACAAGGCTGTAAATGTAGTGCAGTCTAGAATCAGATACAAGCTAGATGATTACGGAATCATTCCAAAGCTTCTAATGACTTGCAACCCTGCTAAGAATTGGGTTTACACAGAGTACTACAAACCTGCTCAATTAGGTACATTAAAAGACTACCGTAGATTTATCCCTTCATTAGTAACAGACAATAAATTTATATCAAAGCATTATGAGAAGCAGTTATCGAAGCTTGATGAAGTTTCTAAACAGCGTTTACTATTTGGAAACTGGGAATACGATGCCTCAAGTGATTCACTTATTAACTACGATAGCATCTTAAACCTATTCGATAACAAAGGAGCGGAAGGCGAGAAGTACATCAGTTGTGATGTTGCTCGTATGGGAGAGGATAAGTCTGTAGTGATGTTGTTCGAAGGGCTTCAGGTAGTAATGATTAAGACGTTTGATAAGAATACGATTACAGAGTTAGCTGAATACATTAGAGAACTACAGAAGAATCACCAAGTTAAGCTGTCTAATATTATAGTCGATAGTGATGGTGTTGGTGGTGGGCTTCAAGATGTACTCAGATGCAAGGGGTTCATTAACAACGCATCACCAATTAAGAAGGAGAACTTTCAGAACCTTAAAACTCAATGCTATTATAAACTTGCAGACTTAATTAATAAAGGGCAGATAGGTATAACCATTAGAGATGTAGATACACGCAAACACATCACAGAAGAACTAGAGCAGGTTAGAACTAAGGACATAGATAAGGACGGAAAGCTGAAGATAGTACCTAAGGACGTGGTTAAGTCTGTGATAGGTCGTTCTCCTGATTACTCCGATGCTTTAGCGATGAGAATGTTTTATGAGGTTAAGCCTAAAGTTGGAAGGTATGCAGTTAGGTAAATTCTAATATGTTAAAAATAATCACAATTAGTTTGGTGTTCTATTAATTTGTAGTATATTTGTCCTATCGCAATGAAGCGATAACCTAACCACAACGCTATGAGCTTTACTTTAAACTATACTTACAACGCTAATAACTTCTCACAAGACTTTGAAACATTATTAGAAGCTACTACAGAACTTGAAAGAATAGGTGGTGATGCTTATGTAATGTTTACTACTAACAACGACTGGACGTTCAACTATAAGATCCAAGCTAACGAAGTGGTTTTCTCTGTAGGTAAGTCGGATCTTTACAAAGGATCTAAATTTGGAACTATAGGGCACTTAAGACATATGATATTAACACAAGGGATTGCGTAGTATTAATTAATTGTATATAAATTTGGTAGTTCAATATATTGTTTTATCTTTGTAGGGAACTAAAATAAACGCTCCCTCGATTGTAAGGCTCTCCAAACGGAGGGCTTTTTTTGTTTATAGTTATACAAAACAAACAATTTAAGATTATTAAATAGATGAAGTTAAACATTCCAACAGACTTGAGTGAGATTACATTAGGGCAACTACAATCTCTGACTAAATTAGAGGCTAGTGAACTGAATGAACTCGAACTACAGAAGCAAACGATTGAGCTGCTAACCAATGCAGACAGGGGTATTATAGATCAGATTAAGTTAAACGACTTGAATGATGTGTATAGTAAACTGCTAGGTTTATCCAAGTCAAGCGATAAACTACACCAACTTATTTCAATTAATGGGGTGCAATATGGATTTCACCCTAACCTTTCAGAGATAAGTACGGGTGAATTTGCTGATTTAGACACCCTATGCCAAGACTTTAACGACAATTTGCACCTTATTATGGCGATATTATACAGACCTGTAGAGAAAGAAGCTGCTGGTAAGTATAGTATTGAGGCTTATGACGGTGATGTAGATGAAAGAGCTAGGTTATTCAGGAAGAATATGAAGGCAAATGTAGTTAATTCTGCATTAGTTTTTTTTTGGACTATCGGAAACGACTACTTGAGAGATTCGCTAACCTCTTTACAGGAGGAACAGGCGACCAAAAGCAGCAAAGCTTCGGTAAGAAGTGGGGTTGGTATTC